GTCAGTAATAGCTGCAAATCGTTGTCCCGCACCTACAACAAATCCTAAAAGTTGAAAAAGTGTTGCTGAAGGTTCTTTAAAAGGTAAAATTTGAAATTGATCCTTAATATTTCCACCCGGAGCGTCTACATCTCTAAATTCTCCAGGTGCAAATGGTTGATCATCGTCTCTAATTCGAATTCCTCTAGATTTAAACCCTGCTGGAAGGTTACTTAGAGTTCCTGCGTCCAATAGTTGTCTTAAAGCTTGAGTTGCCGTTCGAGATAAGCCACCAATCATGTGAATTAACCCAAAACCATAAAATCCTAAGCCTGGACAAAATTTATAATGATTAAAATATTCAATTCTGTTGTGTAAGGGATCATCTGGCTTATAATTTCTGTAAACTGATAAGACTTCAGCTGATCCCTCGTCTATAGTAACTATATAAGGGATCTTAACTTGTTTTTCGGCATTATGGACTTCAAATTCTTCTAAATTTAAATCAACATGCATTTCTAAAATATTAAAATTAGTTGGTCGATCCGCAGTTGGCGTAATACCTTCTAATTCATCATATTTTTTTTGAATTTCGTCATGTTTAGGTTGTGATGGTTTAAGTTCAATGTCTCTATAGAAACCTGCTTTTTGTCTTTTAATAATATCATTCTCACTCATTCTCACTACATGAGAAATTCTTTCACAACTTAAGAGATCGGTTGCGAAATAAGGAACCACTAAATCTTCAGCTGGAACAAATTTTGCTACAGCTCTTTCCATTACTTCATCATAATAAATTTTTTTAAAAGCAGAGCCTGCTAATGGAAGATAAAATAAAAGTTGGTCCATCTCTGGAGTGTACTCTTCCATTTTTTCTGTAAGCATATAGTTCATGAAGTCTTGAACTCTATTTGCTTGTTTTTGTATCTCTTGAGTTTCTTCTCCTACAATCTTACATCTGACTGGACCATCAGACGGAAGTAATTCTTTAAACGCTTGTGCTTGAAATTGTGTGACTGCTTCTGCAAGTAATGGGTGAGTAACATTAGCCGACCCTCTAAATGGTCGAGTCATTTCAGTAAATTTAAATCCTAAAAGATCCAACCCATTTTTATAGGTTGTCTCCCAATCTTTTCTACTGACTTTATCTTTTTTGAATTCTGTAATAAGTGTATTGGCCATTCTCTGAAGAGTACGGACATCCATATCTTCCGCAAGATTAGCGTAGAAGTTGTCAGGGTTTTCGTCTGTCTCATCCCCCATTTCAACCGGCTCATCGCTCGGTCTTTCAACTTCTACAGCAATCTCTTCTTCGCTCGTTGGGTCTTCATCCTCAACGATCGGATTTTGTCTCTCCACATCGGCCATAATTACCAAGTTCTAGTTTTAAGCGTACCATTCAATTTAGTATGAACGTCAACTGAACCACCTTGCATAACGTAAGGGTTATCAGGATTGGAGCCTCTAGTTCGGACCATTGTGCCATGTCTAGCTTTCTTGACTTTCCAATCTTTTCCTCTTTTGCCCCAGTCACCATAAGACTCGTCTCTTTCTTTTTTGGCTTTTTTCTTATTTTTCTTAGTAGCTTTGCCTTTACCAAGTCTCATTCCAATAGATTCATCTTCTCTAGCGTAATAACCTTGTTTTGCGTGAATCATTTTTCCAGATTTAGCTGCATCCATTCCAGGCATGATTTCATGAGTCGTACCTTTAACAGCTGCACCTGTTCCTCTAGTTTCTGATTTAACTAAGTCACCTTGGTATGCGTTAATAGGGCCACCTTTGTTTTTCCAAACTTGCCACCATTTTTTTCTACCAGACATGTGGTCCATGCTTCCACCAACATCACCTAGCATAGATGGTTTTCTAAAATGTTTAGCGCCATGTATGGCTTCAGCAATCTTTGCGTCTCCACCAACTTGTTTGATTGATCTTTTTCCATATGTATGCTTCAAATTAGAACGCCAGTCTTTCTTTCCTGCCATGGCTTTTGACATGCCATAGGCAGCGCCAGCCGCAAGTGCAGCTTTAGCGATTTTTTTTAATAGCTTTTTTGCCATGATATATATATCTCCTTATAGTTTATAAACTGCTATTATATTACCATTTAAATAAGTCGACTACTAGCCCACCTTCTTTCTTGTAGAGCTTGAAAGGCTTTTCTAACATATCTGGGGTAATTTTCAAACCAAAAGCTTCCGAATATAATCTTGGATCATTAGCCTCTAGTTTAAGTACTTTAGTACCACCTGATGCAACGTGCTCGTGAAAATATTTGGCTTCTGCCTCAGTTTTAAAAGCAATCAAATGTTCGTCTATAGGCTTTCTAAAACCTAACATTCTTGCATCAGTACCTGCTCTCGCACTATGGGATCTTACAATTTTCCAAGGGAGGTCAGGATCTGATTTAGAAATCATAATAGGTCTTGCCTCAGAATTATATTGTTTAGCCAGCTTAATCATTCTCTCGGGTAAAACTGCTGTTTTATTATAAGGAGTTGAAATAGCTTTGTTTTGTTTTTTAGAAAAAGCTTTTACTCCTTGAAGGCCCGCTTTCCCTGTAGCTGTTCCATAAAATTCAAAGTCTCCCAGTTTACCAATTGCTCCTGCTTGTTTGTCGGCTCTTTTAAAAGCGTGTAATCTTTCAACCGGATGAATAGCAATCCATTTTACTCCATCATCTGCTGCACTTTTTGCTAAGTGTTTAATTAAATGATCTCCCCACACATCTCTTTCAATCATCGGTAAAAAGGGAATAGTATTATCCGATCGCTTAGAAACTTTTTGGGCAATGTTAGATGCATTAATAGTATTCTTTCTTAACTCATCCCCCAGTTCTCTTAGTCTTCTAAGTTCCATTCTATCGGCATACGTTGGCATTGGTTTGTTATAGATAACTTTCATCTTAGCCCAAATATTATCTATAGCTGCACTTGCCTGACCAAATTCTGCTTCGGTATTAAAAGGATTAATTCGAGATTTATTTGTATACTTTTTCATTGCATCATATGCTTTCTGGTGCACATCTGATTGGGCCTCATGTAAAACATACGCTTTATTTCTTTCCGGACCCGAAACAGTTCTTAAACCATAACGCGCGTGATAGATTTGATTATTTAATGTTTTACCATTAACTGGGTCACTATAATGAGAAGGAGAAACATTTCTTCCGTAAGGAATTTGTTTAGGATAATAAATTACATCTTCAATATATTTTTCATCACCATGCATCGCATAAGTTTTATTGTCTCCTACTCCATACTTTGGAGATTGACCTAATTTAGTTTCGGCAGCTAATTTTCTTTGAACTGTTAATATCTTACGCTGTAAGTCCATTGCCTCGTCCACTCCTTTAATAGGAGCCAATCCTGCTGCGTTTATCTGACCTTCAATTTTTGGAATTAATTCTTTTACTCTACCTATCTGCTTTGCTACATCGTCCACATTAGACTTTATGTAATCCACACTAGGAAAATTTTGTCTCGCGTTAGCATTTATTTGAGCCATATTAAGTTGAAGATCATCCATACTAGATTGAAGGTTATTTAAAATCCTGTTTTTATCTGTAAAGAATTTATTACCCGCGGCTACTGGGCCACCTGGAGGCGGTTGTTGAATTGATATTTTATTATAAAATCTTTTTAGTAATTGTTGTGCATCAATCACTATAGGTTCTACTAATTGTGGTGCATTATTTACATATTCAAATCTTTTAACTCTTAAATTCACCGAAGGGGAATTAATAACCATTTTAAGTAAATCGGTTTTAGCTACATTCATATTGGCTTGTTCAGCCGTTTTTAAAAAGCCACCTATTAATTCATTTTTAGGTCCAAAGACCGCGATGTTGGCATCATCTAATTCTCTTCTTGAAACGTTCATTCTAATATTTTGAAACCCTGGTTGGTTACTTTTAAAATTAGCCAACGTGTCACCCTTTCTTAATTGATTGGCCCATTCTTTAGCGGGTAATGGTTTCTTTGCTGGATGTTGTGCAATCCAATCATAAAGCGAAGAACCAAATCTTCCTTTTCCTGAACCTTGGGATAAGGGTAGTTTCATGGAATTCGCTTGAATTAAATCTAACGAAGCGCGATAATCGTTTGCGTGTTTAATCGCTGGTGGTGTTTTAGAAATAAGTTCCATTGATTGAGCCGTGGGTGTTTGGGCCGTGGCTATGGTTTCATTAATCTTATCTAAGGGTTTAGGTACCTGTGATTGAAGTGGTGGTTTAGGTGCAGTTGATTTAGAAATTTTAAATAATTCTCTTAAGAAAGGAATTCGTCTTCTGCCTAAGTATGCAGCGCCCCCGACTAACGCACCAATGCCCAAGGCTCCCGGAACACCCGATGGTTTATAGGGTTTAAATTCTTCGTATTCTTTTTTAGCCATTACAATAAATCCTTATCAACATTCTTTCCAATTACT